TTTACTGGCTATCCGTATTAACACTATAGACTTTACTGCTGGCCTAACAGCTGCCGATGCAGAGCGCTATGGTCGTATGTTAGTAGACAGCGCAGGTCGTGCAATTGCTTCTGTAGCTATGAATCAAGCGCTCAAGGCTGCTCGTATTGGCACACAGGTCATTATGATGGGTAAATTGGTATTTGATCCAAACATTCAGATGTTTCGTGCCGTAAAAGATAAGTTCTCAATGGCAAACATTTTGACCATTAAGCATCAATTGGAAAAACGTGTTGGCGTTCAACGTACAGCCAATGTTATTCAAGCCTACTTTGAGGCCAAACGTTCTAAGAGTATTAACCAAGAGTATGCTGATCGCCTTTCTGAATTGGAAGATTTAAGATCAGAGCAAATGGATCCTGGCACATCTATAGAGCGCCAGCTAAAGCTATTGCAAGAAGTGGCTGAAGCAGAAGATAACTTTAGAAGCATTACGATTGCCTTGCAAAAAGTCAACATGACAGAAGAGGCTATTGAGGACTTCATAAAACTAGAAAAAGATTATCCAGAACTTAAAGAAATGATGAAAAACTGGAATGCTGTTAATCAAAATATGATTAACATGATGGAACAGTCTCGCATCATCAGCAAAAAACGGGCTGATACTTTGCGTGATATTGAAGACTATGTTCCTTGGCAGCGCATTCAGGATGAGCAGTCTGACCCACACACTCCAATTTATGGCTCAAAAGGCGTTAGAAACATTTCTAGAGAGCATCGTTTTAAAGAGGGTAAAGTTACAGCTGATATCGATGACATCGTAGACAATATGCTACACAATGTTATGACTATTACCCGTAACTCAATTAAAAACTATGCTGCTAATCGTATTGCGGTTGAGTATGGTGTGCGCAATGAAAAAGGCAAACTTAAAGTATTTCCCAAGGAAGACTTTTCTAAAGGCATTGTTTCTATATTGATGAATGGCAGAAAGGTCAATATTCAAATTGCTGACCCATTGATTGCTAGAGCAGCTATTGGCATTGAGCATATCCAGATCCCAATGAATGAGATCTTGTCATTCTTCTCTAATGCTCTGCGCAGGTCAATTACATTCTCTGGCGTATTCCAGGTTAAACAGTTGTTTATGGATGCCCCTACAGCTGCGCTAGTGTCTGGCGTTAAAAACCCTGTAAAACTATACGGTAGCGTATTTGGTTCTTTTATCAAATCATTGACTCCAGTTGCAATGAAGCCAGTAGATTATCTAATGAACAAATACACACCATTAAAGACAAATCTAGCCAAGGAAGATCCAATTATCCAATATCTCAGATCTTATGGTATTGGCGGATATCACTCTTCTGCAAGAACTGCAGAGCATCAATATCGTCAAGAGATTGGTCTTTTAAATGAATCTACAATGTCTAAAGCAGCCAGCATTCTTGACCGAATTGCCGATGCATCTGATTTGGCACAACGTAGAGCCGTATTTATTCGTGTTATGAAAGAAACCAAAGGCGATACCAGAGCTGCGGTTTTGGCTGCTACCAATGTTATTGACTTTGACAAACGTGGCGATGGTAGAGCTGCTCAATTTTTTAACCGTACTATTGCGTTTATGAATGCTTACGCCCAGCAGATTGATGTATTGGCACAGGCTCTAGCAGAACCAGTAGCTTATGCAGTAGAGAAAACTACGGGGGCTAAAGTAACTAGCGTTAGCGGTAAATTAAGAGGTCTTTCTCGTGAAGATGCAATGAAGAGATTGGCTCTTGCTGGTGGATTATTGGCCATGACTTGTATTTTATATGCGCTGTTAGTTGGTGATGACGATGAATACAAGCGTATGGATGACCAGACCAAGATGCGTAACTTTGTTATTCCACGCAGATTAATGAAAAACATTGGCTATGACCATACATTGCTGCTGCCTATGCATACTTCTGCCAGTTACTTCTTCAAATCTATTCCAGAATTGCTCACTTACAAAATGCTAAAGGACGGAACAAAAGATGCGGTTGACAACACAAGACTTATCTCAGCCCTTAGAGAAGGTATGGTGGATGCATTACTTGGTCCATTAGGATCGGGTCCAATTCCTACTGGTTTCAAACCAATTGCCGAAATAGGGCTGAATCACAATTTCTTTACTGGCGGTAACGTAACCCCTGAAGGAATGAAAAATATTGAAGCTTTCCGCCAATACACTATGAGTACTTCTGAGCTAGGCAAATGGTTTAGCGCTGCCAGCCAAATACCATATACTGGGAAAACAGACTCTCAGGGTAATCCCGTAGAAGGTAGTAAAACAAGAATTTTAAATCCTTTGGAAGCTGACCATCTTATGCGTGGATTGGCTGGCTCTGTGGCTGGTATAGCCATGTGGGGATCAAATCTGTTCTCTGGTAATAGGGCATCACAGGAAGAGCGCAATAATCCTCTCTATGGCTCGTTTATAGCCCCTGAAGTGCCTCGTGGTAGGGAAGACCTATTCTACGACCTTAAACAGCGTTCTGAGACTGCTATGGGAACCTTTAAAGATCTGGCTGTTAAACAAAATCCAAAAGAAGCCAAGCAATGGCTTGAAGTTAATAAAGGATTGATTCAGGCTTATGGATTTACAGAAGGTGCTGGCAAAGCCCTGCAAGGAATCAATGCCAATATGCGTAGAATTAGCGATGATAAACAGCTAACTTCTGAAGAAAAGCGCAAGCAGCTTGATGAATACAAAATGAAGAAAGATGAAATCTTGCAAGACACCATCAAGTTTAGATTCAAAGCTGGACTGTAAAAAAGGGGTGGTTTTTAGGCCACCCCAAAACGTGAAGGACTGCAGCCTTCATTTTAACTTAATTCTTACCATTCCCTTAATTTCTTGGTCAAAGTGAAAACTAGGCACAAACTGCCTATCGTTGACCTTTAGGGCATCTGCAAGCCCATCTAATCCTGATTTAATTGATGCCACCATATTGTCGGCATCCCTGTGCCGTCTGTCTGGCGGGTAAAAAGTAATCTCCATAGGGATTTTCCCTGAGAAGTCACCTTCTAGCTTGGCTTCTAATGCCAAAGCCCAGCAAGCGTGTCTATACATTTTCTTGTATTTGGCCTTTTTAGCCCAATGCAAAGGGGTATTTGGGGATAATTCTTTGGGAGGCCAAGGAAAAACAACAGTTTTCATAGTAGATGAATAAATGTGGGTACAACCTATTGACATGGGATAGTATATCAGCCAAACTACAGACTGATTTACTGCTAGGACAACAAATGCATACACCTTATACAACTAAAACTGGTATCCAAATTGGATGTAGGTATCGTGAGAATGGTATCACAATGCCAATTGATGATCCAGATATGTTGTTTTTGCAAGAAGCTCTGCTGGCAACACCAGAGTACATAAGACAAAAACATTTGCACGATGCAGCTGTAGCACTAAGTACGTTAGTTGGTTTATTTGTAGTTTTTGCCGTTTTTTTATTTAGCTAGGAGAAGACATGGAAGATAATATTTTTACACCGATGCAAAACGAAATTTTAAGAGCCGTCTTTAGATCTATGGATCAAGAGCTAGGCATTTGTCCCCTGACAGAAGAACAACTCAAGGCCTTTAACATTCGCTTGGATAAGGTAGCCAATGAAACTAACCAACAAGTTTAATTTGCCTAAAGCGTTTGTTAATGCTGTTTCTAAGCCAACCTATAACAAAGGCGTTGCCCATATGTCCGTTACGCAATTGATCAATAGCCCCAAAATTGTGGCTTTGAGCAAAAAGTATGACGATGAGATGGAGCAAGATGTTAATGACCTTTTATGGGCTTTGATGGGAACCGCTATTCACGAGATACTAGATCGTCACAAAGATGAGCATGATATTTCTGAAGAGCGTTTGCATACCGAAATTGATGGCTGGAAGTTGAGTGGGGCGATTGATTTGCAATGCCCTACGCCAGACGGGATTATTGTTAAAGACTACAAAACAACTTCAGTCTGGGCTGTTATGAACGAAAAGATTGAATGGGAATACCAGCTCAATTTGTATGCTTATTTGGTAGAAAAGGTTAAGAACATTCCAGTTACTGGGCTTTCTATTATTGCGTTCTTAAAGGATTGGCGAGAGGACGATGTTGGCAAGAAAGATAACTATCCACAAGCTAGAGTTATTGAGATTCCAATTGTTTTATGGAGTTTTCAAGAGCGAGAGGAGTTTATAAAAGCCCGTATCTCAGCACATTCTGAATGTGATTTTGCCTTGGAAACTAATGGATCCTTACCTGATTGTACCAAAGAAGAAATGTGGGAAAAGCCAGCGGTTTGGGCAGTTAAAAAGACTGGCAATAAGAGAGCGCATTCGCTCTATGACACCCCTGAAAAGGCAATGTCAGCAGTAGCAGAGCTGGGAGATGCATATGACATAGAGCATCGCCCAGGAGAGCGCACAAGATGCGAAAGCTATTGTGCAGTTAATCAATGGTGTAAACAGTATCAAGACTATAAGGAGCAGCAATTATGTTAACAGCAATGAGTTTAAGTGGTATGACCCCAAAGCAAGTGTTAGATGTAGAAAACATAACTAAAGATAATTGTGTTAATTACATTCAAAATATTTTAATTGAAACTGGGGATGTAGAATATTCATTAACAGATGCAGAAAAAATTTATGAATACTTTGCTTCAAAAAGTAAAGAATTTTTAATTTACGAGTTTATGATTTCCCTTGCTGAAGATGATAACTATAACTTTTCTGCTCTGGCAGCAGATATTTTGGAGGATTAATTATGATTGCATCAGAAATTGCAAGAGAGTTAGAGCGTATAGTAGCCCCAGCATCTCAAGCATTAAAAGTTCAAGAAGATCAAATCGAAGGTTTATTGATAGCACAATATAACTTTACGATTACTATCTCTAAGCTGGAAGCAGAGATTGCAGACTTAAAGCATAAGAACGATGAATTATGGAAACAACTTAACTGGAAGGAACAAACAGCGTGAAAACATATGCTGAATTAAAAAAGATCAACGTGAATGAGCATACTGAGAAGAAGGGTAATCTTACCTATTTGTCTTGGGCATGGGCGGTAGATCAACTGCTAACAAATGATCCTGATGCTACATGGACATTTGAGCCGCCTATTGAATACAACGGCACAATGATGGTTCGCTGCAAGGTAATTGCGTTCTCCAAGATTATGGAGATGCAGCTGCCTGTTATGGATAACCGTAACAATGCCATCGTCAACCCTGATGCTCGTAAGATCAGCGATGCCCAGATGCGCTGCTTGGCTAAGTGTATTGCCACCTTTGGTATTGGCCTATACATCTATGCTGGTGAGGATTTGCCAGAGGAAGATGAGCCAGTCAAACCACAGGCAACAAAGCCACAACCAGCAATCCCAAACATCAAGGTAAATGTTCCACCAAAAAAGCTTGAGGGTCAGCGAGGTGAATTTCAAATCGTAGCCCCAGCTGCCCCAGAAGGCGATAAGAAAGAATGGCTTAATTTAATTAAGACTTCATCCCATATGTTGCTAGACCTATGTTCTAGCGATGCAGATGTTATGACGATATTTAAAAAGAACAAAGTTATTTTTGATGCCGTCAAAGCAGCCGATCCTATTTTCTTTACAGAAATGATGGTCAAATTTACTGAAACCCGCAATATGTTCCCTAAGGAGTAATACACATGGCATACGAACAAAAACCCAACTCAGGCGCTTTATTTCCTAATCAGAAGAAGGCCGATATGCATCCAGATATGAAGGGCGATCTTCATTTGGATAAGACTTTCATCATTGAGCAAATGGACAAATCCAAAGGCCCATTGGTCAAGATCTCTGTAGCAGCTTGGAAGAATACATCCCAGAATGGTTTGAATTATCTCTCCATCAAAGCTTCTGAGCCGTATGAGAAGCCAGCTGATGCTAAGAATCCTTGGGAGTAAGGATGAAGACTATTCAGTTTGAAGGCGTTAAAGTTGCCCTTAAACAGGATAAGACTGGCTATGTACTAACCCTATCTATGCACCCAGACGATATCCCAGAGGATCTCCTACGGGATTTTGTCGGTGCTAGGTATCAAGTAGTCATGGTCAGGATTGATGGCAATGAAAAACCAATGGATAAGGAAAAAGAATTTGCTGGCAATAAGGCAATTCGTATTGCTGGTTTACTTTGCCGTGATCCTAAATTTTGGAAGTTTCTGCATTCCGATGACCGTATTATTGATGAAGACATGGAAGAGGCCACAAAATGGCTACGGGGTTATCTCGATGTCCCCTCCAGGTCAGACCTTAAAACCAATCGTGAAGCTCAGATACTTTTAGATAAACTTCACAGAGAATACACACAATGGAACCAAAAAAACTAATACCGTATTCTGTCTATTTGCCAGAAGACCATCACATCAAGCTCAAAGAGTTTGCTAAAGAGCGTAAGGCATCTGAGCTAATCCGTAATGCTATTGGTATGTTAGTGGATGGAACCGATGTATATACATCTGGCTATAACAAAGCAATTAACGATGCTGCTAAAGTGATTTACGATTGCGAAGAGGCACAAATGATTGCCGTCAAAGGTAAAGATTTAGGTGTTATTCTGTCTGAGCGTATTGCTGAGTTGGAGATTCGTAAATGAACCGATACGAAATAACATTATTTGAAACAGTTAAAAAAACTTTAATTTATGAAGTCATTGCCAGAGGCGAAAAAGAAGCTATGAGAAAAGCAAAAAGACAGTATAAATTTGAAAATGCTGATGAAGAATGGACTACTGGTTATTTTATTGATGATTCCGCTAAAGCTTTGTTAGTTGAAAACAATGTACAAGTGAGCGATGACGATGAATGAACAAGATCTAAGAGATTGTTTTGCCATGTTTATAGTCAATGGAATGATAAGTAGGTCTAGTGCATTTAGTTGGCAAGAGGTTTGGGAAATGGCAGATGCAATGCTTGAGGCTAGAGATCAAAAACCAGCTGCTGGCCTTCCACCAATTAAACGGAGAAAAAAGAGTGAACAAACTTAAATATTGTTCATCTTGTATGTCGTTTCAACCCGAAAAAACTGGTAAATTAGTGCAAACTGCTAATAAAAATTTAAAGCGGTTTAAATGTCAGAATTGTTTAAAAAAAATTAGTGAACGTAAATTTGCATCGAAAGGAAAATAATGACTTGGAACCTTAGATTAGTTGAAATGACAGACCCAGAATTTCCTGATGATCCTTACATAGAAATTAGGGAAGTTTACTACGACCAAATGGGTAAACCATTAGGCCACTCCGCTGCCACAATGGGCGGAGCTGATAAAAAAGAAATTAAACAATATTTAAAATGGAGTATGGAAGCTTTAGATAAATCAATTTTACATTTTGGAGAATAATATGGATATTTCTGTGAAAATTACTAAGGAGAATAAAGATGGTTCGGCTGACGCTGTCGTGCGATTCGACAAACAAGGACTTGAAACACTCGTCCAATGGGGGCTTATCAGTATGCTTAAGCAAGCAATTGATGAATACGCCACTTCCGACCAAATTGCGAGTAGAACTACTGTTGTCCCTGCTAAAAAAACAAGGTCAGCCAAAAAAAAGCCTTTGGCGAAAAAGGCAAAGAAATGAACGGATATCAATTAGCTGATGCATTAGAAAATGCTAAAAGTATTAGTGAGATTGCAAAATTGGTAAAAGAAAAAGTTATTCCAACTTTGCGACAATTACAGGATGATCTATTTGATTTGCAAAGGCATATTTCAATAGTGGAAAAAAAATTTACAGACAAATGGTGGAAAGATGTTGCAAATTTTAATAAGGCACAAGAGAAATGAAGACTATAAAGTTAAAAAAAGATGGTAAAACATTCCATCAATTTATTGTGCCTAACTCGGTATTAGTTCTTGCTGAGAAATTTGGTATAGATAAAAATCAATACATAATAGAACGAGCCAAGGTAGAGCTAGAAGAAAGAAAGGCACAAGAGAAATGACAAAAGTAACAAGAAAAGAATTAGTAGATAACGTATTGCGCCCAGCATTTGAAAATGAAAATTTTGACGATACATTAAAAGAAATTATTGTCCGTTTGCATGAGATGTATCCAGATGTTGCTAAAGGATTTATGGACGCTGTTAAAGAAACACATAGAAAGGCACAAGAAAAATGACTACATTTACTACAGAAGACCGTGAGGCAGCGGAACCCCCATCATACGAATGCTCTGTTTGCAGCTGTGATTTTGTCCCAGAAGAGGAAGGCGGGATTATTGGCGAATTTGGCATTTTGCCCGTTCAATTTTGCCCAACTTGCCTATGCAGTCTGCTAGACATGGCCGATCAATTGCGAGGTGAAGATGAAGATGATATGGACGGGCGCTGCTAACCATGAGCAGCTGGCTAATTATTCTAACTGGGCTAATTTATGCGTATATTGCGGTGGAACAAGGAATCAAAGGTAACTTTCCTATGTGTATTTGCTACGCTTGTTATGCTGGCGCTAATGTGGGTTTGTATATGATGGCTACCAAATAATGTTTAATATATGCTACAATTGCTGCATTGCAACATAATTAAGGAGAGCAATATGTTTGATTTTGAAAAACAATATAAAGATGCATTAGAGAAGTTTGAAACCTTAACCAAGCAAACTAAGGATGCCTATGAGTTTTGGTACAACTGCGTAATGGATACTTGGAAAGACTTGTATAGCAAGAAGAAGTAAAGAAAGGGGCAAAAGCCCCTTTTTTACAATTCCAGCGGATCAAAGCCCAGTTCGTCTGATATGACTTTGGTGCGCCTACGGAACTCAGCATCGTGGTGCGACCAACGATTGGTTTTCCAACGGCTCATATGAACGGCTTCATGGATTAGGACACGGATTACAGTCGAAAGGTGTCCACACCTTTTATCTGATATGGTAATAACGTGTTCGTAGTCTTCGCCATCATCGTATAAATAAGTACCCATAGTCTCTGGGTCAGAATCCACAATAAACTTAATCTGCTCAGGCAACGGCATAGGCCACTTGTGAAAGGGCTTCATGCAATAGATTGCGCTGTATAAATTACGCAGGATGGACGGGGTTAACTTCATACTTTGTTGATGCAGCCTCTAAATTCAAACTCATCTTCTCCACAAACCTGAATCAATTCTGGCAGCATTAATCTGCCACGCTCAAAAGACAATAGGGCAAATCCAGACCGCCAGTCTTTAGGACCATCTTCGGTGTAATGGACAAACTGTTCTGAATTTGGATCTGCCAAGCAGCCAGTCTGGATCCCATATCTGGTTCCATTATAGTCAGTCAGCGGTTGTACAGCCAAATTGTGCGTATGGCCAGTTACCATATTCACTCCAGCATTAAGGGCATTTGCCCGTCCTGCACCAAAACCACCTTTCCAACGATGTTTAATACAAGTGTCTTCGTTAACCCAGTAAGACCAACAAGGTTTCCACATTGGAAAACGATCTTTAAGGGTAAACCCTGACACACCTTCATATTGAGGAACCTGAGCCGCTAGGAAGGTTTCAAACCTTGCATCATGGTTTCCCATTGTCCAGATTAATTCAGAGCCTACAGAGGCCTTTTCAATGTTTCCCATGAACTCTTGACAGGCTTCTAACTCTTCTCGGACTGAGGGGCTTTTGGACCAGCCGATCCTGGGATGCCTGCTATTTTGACTTCCATCGAAAACGTCTCCGTTAGCAACAACCACCTTGGGACGGAACTCTTTTATAATCATCAGCAGCGCTTTATAGGCTGTTGTGTAGTCATCAGGCCAAAAATGAGCATCAGAAAAAACCACTATCTTGCCCTTTTCCAAATTAATACCTCGTCTGGCATTTCCTAAAACTTGTTCTACTTTGCGCAATGGCGAGAATCTATCGTCATTTAAGGTAGGAAGCTCAATGTTTAATCTAGACTCAATAGAGCGCCTTCTGTTGTAAACTGAACGCACATCCATTTTATGTTTTTTAGCAAACTTTACGGGGCTTCCTATTTCTTTCCAAGATGCGATAAACTGATCGTCTGTTAGATGGTATGCGGCCATTCACTTCCCCTTAAGGTGTAATGTTTCAGATAATAACATTATATTTATTACAAATAAATGTAAATCATTGAAATATATAACAAATGTATAGAAATAGGAAACTTTTAGATGTATTACGACAATCCCCATGCCAGGCGTGTGGTAGAGAAGACGGCACAGTTGTGGCTGCACATTCCAATCAGCTTCGAGACGGTAAAGGTAGAGGACTTAAAGCCCATGACTACCGATGCGCTGCCCTATGTTTCACCTGCCATGCTAATCTTGACCAAGGCAAATCGCTCTCCAAGGCTGAACGTATTGAAGCATGGGAAGAAGCACACCGCAAAACTATTGGCTGGCTATTTGAAAACAACAAAATAAATACTACCTATTGACACAAATTGGATTCATGTAGTATATTTAGTATGTCAGTCCCCCTCTGACACGCACGTTATCATCTCCTAGCAGAGACTTGTGCAAAGCAAGCCCACGGATCGATCCCCTTGATCCAAGAACCCCAGACTAAAAAACTGGGGTTCTTCCTTTTTGGAGTTGCAAAAAAAAATTACTTGGTGTATTCTGAACAGGCTAGGAGAAGATAACGTTGTTAACGATTAATTTCGTTAATCTAATTATCTTCTCTATGCGGTTTATATTGGACGGCAGAGAAACACCAGCGATATAAATACAAGCGTTACTGGGGAAATGTCTGTAACAGCGCAAAGTAGGTGGCGAAGCTAGTGCCTACGACATGAACGACTGGCGAGTGCTGTGGCTCCGAAAGGTATCATAGTTAAAGGCGCACTTCTAGGGCGGAGTGCGTCCACCAAAAGGTATCGGGTATATATTAAATATATATTATTAATGATTACAGCTAAATTCAATCGTCATGTGCATGATCAATGTGATCCTCCAGCAAGAGAGGCAGTCACTAGGTATCTTAAAGATATCTGGAACCTGACAGCGACTGGCTATGAGTTGTATAAGGTAGATTTGTTGGTAGAAAACCATCGTCAAGAAAAGATGGGATACGCAGAAGTAGAAATGCGTGACTGGGAAGATTGTCCTTTTGCTACAATTCATGTCCCGCAGCGTAAAAAGAAATTGTTTGGCAACGATATGCGCACCATTTATTTTGTTGTCAATCGTAGCTTAACTAGGGCATGGTACATCAACACAAATGATATTTTGTCAAGCCCACTTAGGGAAATTCCTAACAAAAGAATAGCGCAAGGAGAGTGTTTTTACGATGTGCCAAAAGAATTTTTTACCGAAATAACCTTGATTAAATAAATCAAAAAAGATAAAATAAAACTTCACCTGCTAGGAGAAATAAATGGATTTTGTTAACGAACAGATTGTAGAATTAGCTGACACCGTAGCCCACTTAGATTGCGAATTAACCAAAGCAAAAGATATTATTTCATCCCACCGCTGGGATGCAACAGACATAGAAGTAGATTACATTCACGAATTGGTACAAGAGCTGCGTGAAAAGATTAGGATTCAAGAAATTGAAATTGAAGCCGTAATTGATAGCAGAAATATGTATCAACAAAGAAACTCAGAACTGATCCGCCAGCTTAAATTTTCCAAGAAGAAGTAAATGGAACTTGCATTGCGTGAACACCAATTGGGTGTGGTTGATGCTCTTCGTCAAGGATTTAAAGACGGTCATCGTTGCCAGCTTTTGTATGCGCCAACAGGATTTGGCAAAACTGAAGTAGCCATTTATCTAATGAAGGCTACATCAGACAATTACAAACGGGCTGCCATGATTCTTGACCGCATTGTTTTGATAGATCAGACTAGCAAGCGGCTGCATAAATATCATCTTGGTCATGGCGTTCTACAGGCCAATCACAAGCTGCAGGATAAGACCAGGCGAATACAAGTGTGTTCTTCACAGACTATTGAAAGAAGAAACAACTTCCCTGACATTGATTTACTTATCGTAGATGAATGCCACATTACTAGGGAAAAGATTACAGAGATTATTAAAACCAATGACAAGATCAAGGTCATCGGTCTTACCGCTACCCCGTTTACCAAAGGGCTTGGCAAAATCTACAGCAATGTAGTCTGCGCTGCCACCACAGAATCTTTGGTATCTGACAAATGGCTTACCCCATTAAAAGTGTTTATTGCCAAAGAAATTAACATGGTTGGGGTAAAGAAACTGGCTGGTGAATGGAGTCCTGACCAAGTAACAGAACGTGGTATGCAAATTACTGGCGATATTGTGGCAGAATGGATAAAGAAAACTTATGAGGTCTTCGGCAAACCGATGAAGACTATCGTATTTTGTGCTGGTGTAAAACATGGGCAAGATTTAGCAGAGCAGTTTGCCCGTAAAGGTTATAACTTTGTCAACATCTCCTACCTTGATGGTGGAGAATATAAACAGGAGGTAATAGATGAATTCTCTAAGCACGACACAAGTATTCATGGGCTTATCGCTACTGATATTCTTACTAGGGGCTTTGATGTTCCTGATGTTATGGTTGGGATATCAGCTCGCCCTTTTAGTAAGTCACTTTCTTCTCATATTCAACAAATGGGCAGGGTTATGCGATCTCACCCTGATAAGCAATTTGGTTTGTGGCTAGATCACTCAGGCAATTACATACGATTTCGTGATGACTGGGATAGGATCTATGCCGAAGGTGTTAAAGACCTAGATGATAAAGGCGAAAAAACTAAACGGGAACCTACCGAAAAAGAAAAGATAGAAGCTAAATGTCCAGCGTGTTCGGCACTTTGGCCTAAAGCGTCTTTGTCATGCGCATCTTGTGGCTATGTCAGACCAAGAAGACAAATAGAAGCAGTCAATGGCGAGCTGGTAGAGCTGGGCTTTGACAATCGTGCCACGATGCATACCAAGCAGCAGTTCTATTCAGAGCTAATCCATATTGCCAAGCGTAAGGAATACAACATTAACTGGGCATCCAACAAGTATCGTGAGAAGTTTGGAGTATGGCCTAGGGGATTAAAAGACGATGCAAGAATCCCCAGCTTGGAAACAGAGCGTTGGGTTCAACACAGGAACATCGCCTGGAGCAAAAGATTACAGAAGATGAAGGTTGCCAATGCATGAGTTTGTTAATTTCGCCAGAAATCATGGTTTGATTATGAAAAATTCCGTTGTCTACGACAAATGGGTTGCAACACCAACAGAAGATCACCCAAGATCATCCAATGGTCGATACAAGTTTTTAGGAGATGTAGGATGGGTCATTAACTGGGCTAAGATGGATAAGCCCGTCACATGGTTTGCCGAGGGCAAAACGGCTATTAGCCCTGAAGTTCGGCAGCGTTTGTCTTCGTCAAACCAAGAGAGGAACAAAATAGCTGCACAAGCTGCTCAAAAGGCAGAATGGATACTTTCACAATGCAGCTTAGAAACACATCCATACCTTGAGCGTAAGGGCTTTATTGCAGAGCAAGGAAATGTCTTCGTCAAACAGAACAGGAAACTTTTAGTCATTCCAATGAGATCGGGAAAATCCCATTTGGTTGGCTGCCAGCTCATTGACGAGGATGGGGGTAAAAAGTTCTTGCATGGTCAAACTAGCAAGGGGGCAACATTCGTCATCGGCACAAAAGGCACTCCGATACTGTGCGAAGGATACGCTACTGGACTCTCTGTCAGGGATATCATGAGCAAAATGAATATCCCGTATACGATTTACATTTGCTTTTCCGCAAGCAATATGGAGCTGATAGCAAGGAACATCGGGAAGGGGATCATTATTGCTGATAATGACCCCAGTAGTGTCGGTGAAACTAGCGCCAAAAAAACAGGCCATCCGTATTGGATCTCCCCAGCAACTGGGGAGGATTTCAATGATTACCATAGGCGAGTAGGCAATTTCAAAGCTAGTCAGGATTTAAAGAAGATGCTACTTTCCTTAAAAACCTCGCTTCAATCTGCCTGATCCTTTCACGAGTTAAAGTGTATTCGCTACCTATAGATTGTAGCGTATGACCCTTAGACCGCATCTTTAATACATTCCAGTATTTCTCCCGCAAAATCTTATTATTGCGCTTGAACATCTCATCAAACTGGTGTTTGGTAGGGAATGGAACCAGCTGGTAAGGGGCATCGCCCCCTACATAGACTGGCACTTTACCCTTTGCTAGGCGCAGATTCATCTTTTTCCTTTTCAATAATTACATAGCCAGTTTCATCAATATGGTATAGCTTGCCTGATTCTTTGGCATAAATCATTTTATCCCTTTGCCATTTGGCATTGGCTTCCATCCACTTTGCTGCATCTTTATCTGCCTGATTCATACTACCTCCTTAGATAATCTAGAGTAAAGCTCATTTGCTTTTTTGCTCATTTCTTCAAAAAACTCTTTTTTGGTATCGTATCCAACGTCCTTATAGGTGTAGCCCATTGCTAGATCGTTAAAGTCAAATATCATTTCTGTCAATAGTTCTTCAATATATTTGTTCATAATTCCTCCAATATTTCATCAAGGTATTCTTCATTTCCTTGATCTACTTCAGTCTCCAAAAAAAATCTACGCTGCTCTAAAAGCAAATCTAGCAGCTGGTAATGTTCCATCCTAATCCATCCTTTTAATTCATTTAAAAGTATTAAGTCAATCTTGTAATCGTTTATTGTTTTATCTACCATCTGTCAATCTCCATTATTCTAAATTCGTCTATTTCAAACATTGAATGAATATTGCCCCGATTGTATTCTTCAAGATCATCCTCAAATAATTCATTCAGGGCATCTAGGGCTTCGGCATAAGTCTTAAAAATTGTAGGAATGGATACCCCAGCTTCGTCAGTATCCGTCCAACAATTAATCCAACCATCGCATATGGTGTAGTGCTGCACCTCATACATCAATCAATCTCCTCATCGTCATCAGTTTGTTCAACATCGTAGACCACATGGTCAAATTCCCCTACGCAATGAAAGTCGCATTCAGGCAGCTGCTTACCCTTTTCCCACGCATCTTCCATGCTGGCAGCTTCGATAACCTTTTCATACATCACATTAGTTTCTGCTCTGATAATGTATTTAGGCATCTGCAATCTCCCCGTTATATTCACAATTAAATTCGTGATCTCCGTCATTGATGATATCGGCATCTTTTGTCTCGCAAGCAAGATCGTAGGCCGCATCTCTGTCTTCTGCTTCAATCTCAATTGCTTTGGTGTATTTGACTGATACAAAAAATTCATATTTAGGCATTTTCATCCTCCTCAACAAGGTCGCATTCTTCACAAACAAAAATAGGGGATTCATCTATTGCAATCTCCCCACGCTTATAACCCCTGTATGCCGCCATCTCTGCATCTTTGGCAGTTACTGCGCTTATTTCCACATACTGGTTAATCGTGATTAAAACATTGTATTTAGGCATGATCTCACCAGCTCGATTGATAATAAAATTCCCAGTTAACCGCAGCTGGGTTCGTCAGGATCTTCGACAATTCGTCCCTAGTCCTTTCAATCTCTTTCCAATAGTATTCATCCTTTTCTGTGGAACCAAAAAAGAATCCAGCAGCTGGCTCTAATAAATTAACATCTCTGTTAAGCAGCGCAAGATTACATAGCTCCACCAGCTCGTCCAGCTTGGCAGAATCCATCCAGTATTCTTTGCAATCGTCACTCCCGTCTTGAACATGGTCGACAAACCATTGGTGTATGGCATTGGCTTTGCGCCAATACATTACCTCAAAAGATACCTCTTTGGCATCGTAGTCTTTGACACCCAGCACCGCTGCCACATCTTTGCGCAAATGCTCTTCTTCAGGTCTGTGCGCCCATAAGTATTGCTTTGCCGTTAAATACATATCTAAACCCATAACAATCTCCTAGCAGTTAAGTTAATGATTACCAAATGGCAATCCCAATGCCCCGAAGGGCATCAGGATTACTGCACTTTAGCAAGGCATCTATTGCGCCATTCCCGTTGATTGTCATTAGTCGCTGGGTAAAGCTCATCCAGCTTATGAATCAATTTCTTTGGTGCGTTGTAATAGTAGGGCAGCATATCTTCACTCATGTCCTTAATAGCCCATTCACGCTGGCTGCACTCCAGCAGCATCACCATGCCACAACCAGTCTTGGTTCCGTCTGCTTTGACAACATTGAGAATGCCGTAGGCTTCCCGTCCCCTTATGCTGATATCCGTCAATTTAAATGACGGGTTAGTGCCAACCTCCCCGTTCTGATTAAACTGCTCTTCCAACCAGCGCTTTTTGTCCCCATGATACGGGGGCTGCATTCCTGTCCATCCCATCTTAATTCCCTCCCTCACCATCAGTTAAACAATAAAATTTACCAACCTTGTTTCCGTTGGTGTCTTTGACAATTCCCTCTAATTGAGAGCTATCCACCTGTTGGCAAATGTTCTTCAAATTAGCAATAATTTCGTCATAAAAATCTTCTTCATACGCAGCATTATCGGTGCGTATTTCTACGATAAATTTACTCATAAATCCCCCTTATTAAATGATCTAATCCAAGTTAAAAGAACATCCTTTGCTTCTTTGCGGCTCAGGTCAAACTCTGCTTCGAGATGCGCTCCAGCGCCCCACATATTGATCTCGCCTGAATCACGCAGCTCTTCCAAATATTGATAATACTTATCCATAATTATTGCTCCTCAATTGGTTCGTCTACATCAGATTGTGAATAGCCCGTAAGGATCTCTGGTCGATACTGGCTTAGTTTTTCATCTGCGCATTTATCGCAGACCCTACACAAGTAAATGCCCTGCGCATCATACTCGTCCCAGCTTGATTCTCCGTCATGTAAACAAAACATTATTTTGTCCCCCATTTAACAATTGCCGAAGCTGCCACCCACAACACATAAAACCCAGCAATGACTATGCCAAACCCCAGCAAGTCATTCCAGACCTCCGTCATAGACCGATAAAAATAATCCCATCTGCTCATATCATCTCCTCTTCGTCTTGATAATCGATATCCCAGCAACCAACTGTATTGCCGTTGGTGTCGTGAATCTTCCCCCATTGCCGCTCCTGTTCCAGCTGCGCTATGACCTTTTGCAAGCAGCTGATCGTCTCGGCTGCCCATTGACTGCCGTTGACTGTTTCAGAATCAAAGGCATCGTTATCCATATTTATTTCAAGACTTAGTTTCATTTGGTTCCACCCATGTAATTAATTGGCCGTTAGCTTTGTGGCTGCGTAAGCGCTTCAGGCCGTTATATCCAATGAACATCTCAGACCATTCTTGGCACTCCGTCCAAGACTGGCATTGATGCTGCCCGATGCGCTTTGCATCCGTTGTCACAATCAATGCCGTCATCATTATTCGAAATCCTCCCCTACATGAACATTGTTTTTGCGCAGCAAGGCAATGGCATGGTCATTCAAGCTCATAACCCCGTCATATTCGCTCAAAGAGCGCTTGCCGTCCTTATCGATATCAAACCATAGCCCGATGTATTCAAACCTATCTAAGCTGGGTATATCCCATTCTATGAAGCCCGTAGCGTCCTTGTGGTAGTAAAGCTCCAAAGTAGACTCATGCTCCCCTAAGTCTCGCTCCCCCCAGCTGCCCTCCAGCTTGAGGGGAGACTTGACTGTCATAGTGTCAATCAAGTCTGCCATGATCAATACTCCGATGTCAGCATGAATACATTGTCACAAAGGAAGAAGTGATACTTCCCAGCTGGGCAATCGGTGTAGTCAATCTTCTTATCGAAGACCAGCTTATCGTCCCCGTCATTGGCAACGATACGGGCTTTGCCGTCATCGACTGATAGTGTCAGACCGATAAAGGGTTCGCTCTTGTGCAGCTCGTAGACTTCGGTGGCGATAATGTCTAAAAACCAGTAAGCGCCAGCTTGGTCGGCAAAGGCTTGCACCCCGTCTGTATGCACCAGCTTCGGTGCGAACATCGGTTGTGTCCTCCAATACTGGGATGTCCCGAAGAACTGCGATAAATCGATGGTTTGAGTTTGCATCTTTTTCTCCTAGCGGTTAATGACTGTCGAATGACAATCCCTAAACCCCCTGTGGGGGCTTAGAGGAATCACTCAGGTTGAAATACCTTTTTCTTATGGAATGTCCCCAAAAGAATGCTGCCGTCCACGTCAGGTGCGTAGCGCCTAATCTGATAGTGGGCATCAGCTGCCAGCGGAACCATCCATAGACTGTATGGGAGGGTTTGCTTTTGGAACCAGTCGATGACCTCCACAAGGTTATCGCTGGTCTTCCATTCCCCGATATTGGAGCCGTAAAAGTGATGATTTTGCATGACTTATCCCCTTGGTGAGATGACCAGCTCAGGGCAGTATTCCCGCTGGTTAGGGGAATAGCTATCGGCATTGCAATAATCCTCAATTTCAGGATTGGTGGGGATGACTTGTTTGCACATCATCTGCTCGATGCGCAGCGCAGTCAGAAGGCTAACCCCGACAAAGGATAAATCCCCGTCTGCCTTGGCTACCCGAACCATGATGTAGCAATGATCTCTGCTGGATGAGAGAGTCCCGACTTCACCCGTCCAAAGCAGCAGCCCGTCATCGGTGCTGGAAGGATCAGCGAAGCTGGATAGGGAATGGTCTGCAATGGCAATACGACTCATTGCGTCTTCATGGAATATGAAGTGAGAAAAGCATTTTTGGGCTTCGGTTTTATTGATACAAGTCCACATAATCAGCTCCTTAAATAGATAAAAGAATCAGGTAAATAGCCCGACTAACAGAGCAGCCATCGCACTCAGTCAGTCTCCAAAAAGTGTAGCGAATGCCACAATACTCAAGGCATTGATGGATATCCATCGGTGATACAAGTGTAGGCAGAATCATGCTTATCCCCTTATAGTGCGTAGTGTTTTTGTTGAACTGCGACCTCATAGCCCAGCGCCTTGATAGTGTTCAGGGCATCAAGGGTAAGAGTCTTAGTGCTGGCGAGACGGGCAAACAGGATAGCCTGATTGCACAAGGGATAGAAGATATCCTTGCCGTATACATTTTTGACTTCAACTTCAATGATCATATGACCTCCTAGCAGTTAATGATTATCAGGTAATAATCCACAAACCCACGACTGGCATGGGCTTGTAGGTATTACCAGCAGCTGGATCTCACTTCAGCTTGAATATTAATGATTGACTGAATATCCTTAATAGCCTGTTTTAGATTGCCCTCAGCATCAGACAATTTTTCCAAGATATCCCCATCTGCCCAGCATTCCACAACATAGTCCCAGCCCTTGTTGTAATTGGCTTCAGCGTGTTTGCGTATTGCTTGAATCATCGCTTGTTCGTCCATTCAATTTCTCCTAGTAGGTGGTTCGTTTGCATCTCATCTAGTGATGAGATTACATTCTCAAGCATAGATTATTTGACTGTCAAGCATTTTATGAAAATATTTTTTCACCCTTATAGAATGGGGCTTGGAAGGGCAATGTCCCTGGTGATTAGGCAGCCTACAATCCTATGCTTGTGGTAAGACGGCCATAAGAATGCGAAGCAGCTGCTTGTGATGCGCAGCTTGCAGCGCAAACTCGGTGCGCAGCCGAAGTAAAAAGGCGGCTAAGGCGAAGCCGAACAGTCAGGCAGCTGCTCATGTAGTAAGAGATAAGAGAGAGAGTAGAGAGTAGTAATAGACCCGTCCCCAGCTGCTGGGATATACTATGGGGTAATGAATACTCAAGGTATACCTATGAAGAAGCTAAGTAAGAGAGAGATCGCTGAAGCCATGAAGACGATGCCAATAGAGCGCATTCTGCTGGGGGCTAATAACCCAGCCAATCTCAAGTTAACCAAGAAGCAGAAGGAGTTTGCCGAAGCTGCGGTGTCTACTGGGAACAAGACGGAAGCATACCGAAGGGCTTATAACACCAAGGGCAAGAGAACTACGGCAGCTGCTGAAGCGAACAAGGTATCAAAGAACCCTAATGTAGCCACCTACATATTGGCGCTGGAAGCTAGTAAAGCAGCGGAGGAATATCTATTACCAGCTCGTCTTCGGAGCATGGCAATCCACAAGTTATCCTCGATGGCGCTCAACGATGACCTCAAACCATCGGAGCAGCTTAGGGCTTTGGAGCTGGTGGGCAAGATGAGTGAGGTATCCCTGTTTAGCGAGAGACGGGAGATCGTGCATTCCCTAGACTCAAGCAGCCTGAAGTCCAAGCTAATGGAAGCAGTCCAGCTGGCAATAGAGAACAGTAAGAGTTTGCGCCATGCAACCAAGCGTGATGCGCAGCAGCTGCTCAATGAACTCAATGAACCCATTGATATCGAAGCTGGGGATATTAAAGATCTAGAAGAAAATCCTATCTTTGAGGATGGGGATGGCCTAGAGAATGGCACTTTGCCGACCCCACCGACCCCCATTCCCCCTTTTTTGCCCGATGCGATGGCAGGGCATATGCATAGTATTCCAGACAATCAATTACCAAAAATTGCAGGGGAGGGGGTACAAAATGTTTCACATGAAACAATTGATGCGCCAACAGAAACGCCCCCCTTATCAAATCCAGAACAAAAGGGGTAGGGGGTATATAAAAATGAGAACGATATATGCTATTCAAAAAGATATAGACAGGACTACTACTATGTTAAAAAGACTGCTTTTAGAAAAAAAACTCACCGTCCAGCAATTAGAAGGGCTTAAAGCAAGCTCAGAAATACTTACGGAAAAGCTAATTGAACGATTACGCCATGTAGAAGGATGTGGCAAATGATTAATTGGTGCAACCACTACATGATTAATTATTCTGGGCCATGCCCAGTTTGTGCCGAATTGCGTAAACAAGCACAAAATATAAAACCTATAAAAGAACCTATTCAACATGAACCATTTAATGACAGGTCACAAAAATTGCCATATGGGGCATATTCAAAAAGACAAATACCTGTTAAAAGAGCATTGAAAAAAGCCAAAACTTGGAAGCCAGGATTATGACACCTATACAAAAAGAAACGTTTCACATCATTGAGAAGTTTTGGGAAACCTACGGTTACGGCCCAACCATTGATGACATCATGCATATGACTGGCGAAAAAGGTAGGGGTAACGTTGCCAGAAAAATGAAATATTTAATTCAAATTGGGGTATGCAAGGGAGATACCCGTAAAACCCGTAGTATCCGTCCAGCGTATATTAAGTTAAAGTACCTTAATGGATAATCTACTAGAGATTATTAAACTGCTGCCAGAGGACGAACAGGCTCCTCTGTTGCCGCTGGCTACGGCCTATCAAGAATCTTTGACCCGTGAAACTGGCCAAATAGACTTTATGTCTTTTGTGCAAACCATGTGGCCTGGGTTTATTCATGGCCAACATCATGCATTAATGGCCGCTAAATTTGAGGACATCGCTAATGGTAAATCCAAACGGCTTATCATCAATATGCCGCCACGTCACACAAAATCCGAGTTTGCTAGTTATCTGCTTCCTGCTTGGTATCTTGGTCGGTTCCCAGGCAAAAAGATTATTCAATGTTCTAACACGGCTGAACTAGCCGTAGGTTTTGGCCGTAAAGTTCGTAACTTGGTTGACGGAGAAAGGTATGGCAAAGTATTTCCTAATGTGGCTCTTAGATCAGATAGTAAAGCTGCTGGTCGTTGGTCCACTAATGCTAATGGCGAGTATTTTGCTATTGGTGTTGGTGGTACTGTTACTGGTAAAGGAGCTGATCTCCTCATTATTGATGATCCTCATTCAGAGCAGGAAGCAGCGATGGCGGCTAACGATCCTTCTGTTTTTGATAAGGTGTACGAATGGTATACATCAGGCCCTCGTCAACGTCTACAACCAGGTGGCTCGATTGTAGTGGTGATGACCCGCTGGTCTAAGCGGGATTTAACAGGCAAGATATGCCAAGCCATGATAGATCGGGATGGGGACGAATGGGAAATCATTAGCCTTCCAGCCATAAAACGCAACGAAAAACCCCTCTGGCCAGAGTTCTGGTCATATGAAGAATTAAACAAACTACGCATTGAATTGCCATTATCTAAGTGGCAAGCCCAGTATCAACAAGACCCTACCTCAGAAGAAGGGGCGCTGATCAAACGGGAATGGTGGAAAGAATGGGAATCCGAAAAACCGCCACAATGCCAATTTATTATTCAGTCTTGGGACACGGCCTTTACTAAATCTGAACGTTCAGACTACTCCGCCTGTACCACCTGGGGCGTGTTTTACAAAGATGAAAATGAATTTGATCCCCATTTAATTTTGCTAGATGCGCTCAAAGAACGGCTAGAGTTTCCGCAATTAAAAGAACGGGCATTCAAAATGTACAAGGAATGGGAGCCAGATGCGTGTATAGTAGAGGCTAAAGCATCGGGTGCGCCACTTATTTTTGAGATGCGTAGGATGGGTATACCCGTGCAAGAATATACACCGACCCGTGGAAATGATAAAATTTCCAGGGTAAACGCTGTCTCCGATTTATTTGCTTCGGGAAAAGTTTGGGCGCCAAGAAAGCGC